TTTGGATACTTCTCACACAGCAACTTATCTAGTTCTTGTTTCATATGTTTTCCTAGTCGTATGCCACACCGGGCATTTTCTTTTTACCTTCCCAATGATCTCGTGTTACACACAAACCTTTATGTGTTACACGCATGGGATGATCTAATTTTGGTAATTGCACCCTTACTGCTTCACATTCTTTTTGGCTATTAAATACCAATGTATCCTTACTCATAAAATCACCGGCAGGGCTGTACATCGCAATAATCAAAACCCAACTGTATGTTGTCATTGTGCCGCCTTTACATAGTTAAGTCTAGTAACATCATTTTGATGTTTCCAGTGTTTACTGTGATCTTTGACTTTGGCCTTGACTATAACACACGCACCCAAATTAAGGTTTGTCTTGTTAAGCCACGACACCATCCTATTGTTAATTATAGCATCTATATTGTAACCTTCAAAGTTTTTTGACTTAACTGACGAAATAATTTCTGCATCCAAGTCTTTAAGCTGTGCGCCAATTTCTGCCACGTGACCTTCGTCCACTGCTCGTGCGGCCTTTTTAACTTTGTTTTGAGCGCGGTCTCTAACATACACGCTGGGCAAACAAGCCACATAACCAAATTGATTTTGCTTGACCATTTCTCCACTTAGGATAGTATTGATATTAGTTTGAAAATCGTTTTCGCCTTCGATGGCGGCAAACAATAATCTTTTGTAATAAGTTTTGATTTCTTCTGCCTGTGCAGTATCTTCGGACAAGACTTTCAAAGGCATTGGAGCATCTTTTGGATCAGCTGTCCAATTGGCATGATCCAGTGTGCAGAGCATCTGCATCTTGTTAGTGTGTTTAAGATACATGAACGCACCATCTTCCGAATACACCGGCGCATCTTCTTTAATATAAGCACCGTTGACTCGCTGGGCCGCACAAGCTAATTCCAAAACTTGCTGGGTGGGGAATTCTTTTTTGATCATTTCTCGCTCGCTACGTGAGTTAATATACTTTGTATTTTACACAAAAACCCAACGCTTGTCAATCGTTTCCAAGTGATGATATATCTTTTTGGATAACTTTTTGGTAAGAGGGTTAAGGCCAAAGTGGCCAATGTATGCTCTAAGTTGCGGGCTAGAGAATTGACTACCTGTTCGCATTTTACTCAAAACACTGATTCTGCCCATTCTACGTTTGGCACGTTCAGCATCCATGGTGCGTAATAACTCAATAGCTATGCTGAAAGCATACGCATCCATTTCATCATCGTCAGCAAGATATGCCTCATACGGTGTTTCAACATGTTCACCATACTGGTTGTGATCTCTGCGCATACTTTGATATTGGTGTCTAAACTCGTGTACAGTTGCATCAAAAATCTCTGTGAGGAACGAAGTAATTTGATGAGTGCCAAACGGTTCGTTACCATTTAAGTTATGGTGTACTATAACTTCAATAGCAGTGTCCATGTTGTAGTCATTTTCGCTGTCGTAGTAAGCCATGACATACCACTTGTCTTGATCTAGATCTTTGTCTTTTTTACTTTTAATAGCAATATCAAAATCGCGCAATTTGAATGTGTTACGAGTACGACCTATTAGATTTTTGAATGTGGTTTGTTCAGGACTTTGTTCTCGAACTTGTTTGCAAACATTATATACACGTTCAAGAATTATGTTCATTGTTATAACCTATAAGTTACACGACCTTTGGTTAGGTCATAAGGGCTTACTTCTACTCTAACATTGTCACCCAAGATGATTCTAATCTTATTCTGCTTTAACCTGCCACCCATGTAACACAACAATGATTTTGGCATATTTTCTACTTTGACTCTAAACATGTTGCCTGGCAACACTTCTTCAACAGCACCCACTAATTCAATAATATCGTCTTTAGCCATTAGTTGCTTTCTTGAGCGACCAAGCACCATCGCTTTCTTCCTTCCACTCCAAGGTGTCTCCTTCCTGCCAGCCTGCTTGTGTCATCAAATCATCAGGTAGCGGTAACACAAGGTCTCCACTACCATCGTCTGCTTCTTCTACAGTTATAGTCCAACTTGTTTTATTCATGATGTTATTTACCGTGTTATTCGTCATCAGTCCAAGGAATTGGTCTCCAGCCTAACCGGTTTAAATCCAATTCAATTTCTTCAGTTACTACACCTTCTGGTACATAGTCACGTCCGTCTGGATCCGGAGTAGGCTCACAATGATCTAAACCAAAACCGGACTCTTTATTGCCTATGCCGCTACAGTACCAATCAATATAATCACCTTCTTCACGCATGTCAGCAACAATACCTCCAGCATGGCGCCAACTGGCTGACCACACTTCACCCTTCATCTCTTGCCAAAACTCTCTACTTTGCCAAGTCATGTTGCATATGGCCGCATACAAGTTTTGAGCATAGTTGTCGTTTGCTTTCACTTTGTCGCACATTTCTTTTGAGCTACGTAGATCATACTCCATGTTGTTCTTTTGCCAAGCAGGATCATGTATCTTGTTAGCATCATCGATCTTGATCTGATCCCACATATCGATATATGCTTGGCTAGGCTCTTCGCCCTTTTCTTCTGCCCGACGGATTGCTCCTTCTTTTTGGAAGGTATGTCGTTCGGGACTACTTGCTACTTTTTTCATTAATGGAAACTTCCTGCAAAACAATGGCGCAACTCGTGCCCAAGAATATCGTTGTTGGTTTTCCAACCTGTAACTATAGTACAAGTTTTACTGTCGTGAAAACTACATGCTTCAAATAACGCACCCCGAAAGCCGCCAAAACCACGACGCTTGCTTTCAGCTTCGCAAGCGGCCACAACATTGTCTGCTCGAATGATATTAACCAAACTTTGAGTAGTTTTCAAATCTCGAATAGAATACATTTCGTATGCATCTTTTTCCAATTGAGCATTTGCGTTCAATGCCACAACTGATAACAAAATTACTAGTGCCTTTTTCATAATGTGCCTTTCTGTGCCTGTGTTAAAATGGTGTAGACGGTAGGATTCGAACCTACAAAGTCACCCTAAGGGCAAGACCCTGTCCCTCCCCAAAGGGAGGAGGTATACCAGTTCCACTCACGTCTACATTGTAAGTATACTGCCTTTTGTAAATACTGTCAATGCTTTTCTCTTCTATTCCATTCCAAAATATTGTTGCTTTTGGGCAACAAGCTATGTTAGATCGTCCATTATTTAACGTTAGTTGGATATTGGGGAGATTTTGTAATTACAAATGTAGTTATTGTTGGCCCTATGCTAGGACAGACAATCCAGATCACCAAACGCTTGAAGTATATAAAGCCACTGTGGACGAGATTAAACGTCAAGCACGAGCCAATGGGTTTAATCAGTTCCATTGGTCGTTCAGCGGCGGTGAACCAACTGCATACAAAAATTTGTTAGATTTGACCAAACATTTGGACGATGGAGTATCCACACCTTATCAAACGGTACACATGACTACCAATTTGAGTCCCAGTTTAAACTGGTGGCGCAACTGGCATAACGCAACTTGCTTATTGCAACGTAGAAGTATCACAGCCAGTTACCACGCTGAGTTTGCAAAGGAGCAAGAGTTTGGTGATAAATGTTTGCAACTCATACATGACCTAGTGCATGTGACTATTAATCAAGTAATGGTGCCTGAACATTTTTTTGAAACTCTCGAACGGTGTGAACGTTTTCGTAAACGTGGAATTAATGTCACGCTCAAACCGCAAAGCAATGATACTGCTACTGCTGTGGTAGACGGCTATACCCCTGAAATGATTAAAGTAATGCAAGACGATTTTGAACAACAAGAAGGTTTTCAAATTAGATTAACAGATGGTTCTCAAGATTATTTTGTTGACCAAGCAGAACGTTTTAATGCACTTGGGTTTAATCAGTTTGCCAATTGGACTTGTAATAGTGGGTACCAGAGTGTTATAATAAGAGGTAATGAGGTTAAAAGATCATATAGCTGTCACGAAGACCCATTAGGAACGATAGAAAAATTTACTTTGTTTTCCGCTCCTAAAAAATGCATAACTGCTCGATGTGTCAGTAGTGCAGATAGTAAAATACCAAAATGTATAAATTAGAAGACATACGAGATGTACACTTAGAGTTAACTAGCAAGTGCCAAGCACGTTGTCCTATGTGCCCACGACGAATTAATGGCGGCTTACTTAACCCACTAATAACACTGGATGAAATAACATTAACACAATTTAAAGAATGGTTTTCAATTGAATTTATTCAACAACTAGACAGTTTGTTTATGTGCGGAAACTTGGGTGATCCTATAATAGCACAAGACTGTTTACAAATATTTCAATACTTGCGTGACACAAACCCACACATACGATTATCTATGCATACAAACGGCAGTGCTAGAACTGACCAGTGGTGGCAGGCCTTAGCTCATACCAGCGTTAAGGTTACATTTGGGATCGACGGACTTGTTGATACCCATAATGTGTATCGTGTTGATACTGACTATAATAAAATTATACACAATGCTTGTGAGTTTATTAATGCAGGTGGCGAAGCAGAATGGCACATGTTGGTGTTCAAACACAACGAACATCAAGTAGATGCATGTCAGCAGACGAGTGCGGATTTAGGTTTTAAAAAATTTACAACTAAACATACCAGCAGATTTAAAGACAACAAATTTCACGTGCTGGATGAGCTTGGCCAAACAGTTAATATTTTATATCCAACAGAACGTAGCACAACACTTACGTCTAAGGTATTATCAATAGAACCTGCTGAGATACAATGCAAAGCACGTAAATATAAACAACTATACATTAGCGCAAGCGGAACTGTTAGTCCTTGTTGCTGGTTAGACTTTAGCTGGCAATTGCCTAATCAAGATAATCGAATTGATTATATGGATAGCGTTGGCGAATTTCCTAATTTAAACAAAAAAACACTATTGGGAATTTTTGAGTCTGGGTTTTTTAGTCGAGTCGAAGACACATGGGCCAGTAAACCTCTAATAGAGTGTAGTAAACAATGCGGAGCATTTAATAAATTAGGAGAACAATTTGTTAGTTGATACAAATCATTTACACTACTGGATGAACGCTGTTCGTATTAGTCCAGATCCTATGCGCACACTAGATGCATTTTGGCGTGGCCAAGTGTCAAGTAAGGAATGGTTAATAGAAAATTTAGAACCGTTTGTAACAGAACCAGTCCGTATAGATATACACGGCGGATGGGTTGGTGTATTGGCTAGCATGATATTTCAAAGTTCTATTCCCGTTCGTTATATATGTAGCGTAGACTTAGATCCAAGTTGCGAACCTGTTGCAACTATGATGAATAAGATAGAAGAACAAGATGGCAAGTTTAGAGCTATTACTGCTGATATGTGTGCTGTGCCAGTTAGCGGTAATGTAGTAATTAATACAAGTTGTGAACACATCACACAAGAGCAATACGAGTTGTGGTTAGCTAGATTGCCTAAAGATAGCATCGTTGTTTTACAAAGCAATGATTATGCAATTCCAGAACATGTACGTATATCAAAAACTTTAGAACAGTTTAAAGAACAAAGTCACTTAAACGAGGTATGGTCTGGCAGTTTAAAAACTCAGATGTATACACGATGGATGATTATAGGAACAAAACAATGACTGAGAAAATAATATTAGAGTTTCCAAGAATCAGTGTGTTTGAAAATGCTATTCCGTTAGATGTCTGCGATGCAATGATCAGCAAATACAACGGGGCAATGAATCCTAATGCTGGAATAGAAAGCCGTGAACAGACTTACGGACAAATAACAGAAGAAGTAGAACAGCGTAGCATTAGTTGGGACACTGACCCAGCTGATAGAGAATATTTCAAATCATTGCTGGCCAAGACAGTAGGCATTCCCGAAAGCCATGTAGAAGCTGGAGACATATATTTTTACGAAACAGGTCAGTATTTTGGTCTGCATCACGACTATCCTTACGACCCAAAAATTGTTCCTTACTACAGCAAAGGCGGCGACAGAAAAGCAACTGCTATATTTTGGTTTAATGATGACTATGAAGGCGGACGTTGTACATGGCCTGAACTAGGAGTCACAGTGGAACCCGCAAAAGGCGGCGTTATGTATTTTGAATACGACTATCCGGATGAAGCAGTTAATGAATCAACCGTACATCAATCATTACCTGTTACAAAAGGACAAAAATGGATTGCGGCCTTCTTCATGAGCAATGGACCTAGAGTAGAATGATAGACTGGCAACCATTCTTTAAGTACGGAGATGATGGCACGTTGTGTTTGGCTCAGCAAACCTACGAGCCTTTAATTAGTCCAGACCGTAAAACTTTCTGTGCCAACTACGACTGGCAGAACAAATATCAGCGTATGTACGAATCACGTGATCTCTATACAGCAGATGTGTGCGAGTGGTTCTTTCAAAACGAAATATATCATTTATCAAAGTTTAAAACTAAATCATATGTGCCTAACATATTAGATATTGATCATAAAAATAAAAAAATATTTTTTGAATGGCATGGCTATACATTTAATGAAATGTTACACAAGGGCGAACCTGTCGAATGGCAAGAGCAATTAAAGTATATTATGTTGGACTTATATAATGCTGGTACATATAAACTTACAATGTATCCTCATTGCCATTTTTTAGACAGCAACGGTGTCATGAAAACTATCGATTGGTACGGATGTGTTCCTATTAACCATCCATTAATTAAAGCAAAATACATGGACGCTATCGTTCATGAAACTGCTAGATTTCGTTTAGACGAAACAAACAGAACTGATACGCATTACAATTTAGAATTAATGTATAAGCAATCAATGTGTAACCATGTTAAGTGGGCTGGAAAATCTTTGGAGTATATCTATGACGAAATACGTTGGATCAACTAAAGATTTAATCGATTGGGATTCTGTTATAGCTAGTATAATACCTAGATCGGGCGATTACAATTCTGTAACCTCAGTTGTTGACAGGTCTGAATCAAATTGGTCTGATGTTCCTGAACTGTTAGGATCTTATCATGAAATCATAGACACTTGGCAAAAAGCTAACTACGATTTAAATAACATCGAATGGTGGGACTACTATCCAGGTCAGCATTTTGATGTCAATATACAGAACAAGTTTGCTGAATTTGTTAATGCAGAACCTTTGCGAGTTTTTATTAGTGAGGTTATGCCAGGGCAATGTGTACCATACCACTGGGACGTAGAGGATCATGAAGAAGAATGGTTACAGTTAGGGTCTCTTGTTCGCTATGTATGCTTTATTGATAAACAAAAGTTTGGTCATGTGCTTATAATAGAACAAGAGTGTTTTTATAATGCAGAGCAACACTTAGTATATGAATGGGATAATTATCAAGATCATCATGCCGGAACTAACTGCGGAACAGATCCGTACTACTTGTTTCATTTTTTAGGTAGACCACGAGTATGATACAATATACTGGTATTTGTCCAATTGACTGGCAACAGTTAATACATCGGTTAGAAACTCAAACGCCTGATATCGGGCCTAAACACAAAACAACTGATAATATACCAGGACTGAAGGAAATTATTGACTCGTGGAATAACGCAGGGTATAGTAAATCTGTGCAGTGGGATATGTTTTATCCTGGAGATCATTTTGATACGAACATAGTAAATCAATTTATAGATTGGTCAGGAATGACTTCGTTCACTAATGCATGGGTAAGCAGAGTACACCCTGGATACTTTGCTCCTCGTCACTGGGACGTACAAGACGACGAACCCTTGCCGGATACCGTACGTTATCATGTACATATGAGTAAACCACAGTTTGGACATATTTTTATAGTTGATGATAAATGTTTATACAATCAAGAACAAGGTGCAACCTATCAGTGGAGCGGCCGAAAATTATGGCATGCCGGAACTAATTGCGGATTACAACCCAAATACATTTTTAATATATGGTAAACAAAATAACCGAGTGGCAGGATAAAATTGAAGTTGTTTCAGGAAGTAAGACTTTCTGCGTATTGCCATGGATACATTTTGCCACACGTCCTAACGGAGATATGAGATTATGCTGTAGTGCTAACGCAAGCGGTGCGGGTGAAAACCATACAGTTGGTCTAGTAAAGAACGAACGAGGTCAGCCAGCAAATTTTGGCCGTGAAACTCCTATGAGTGCTTGGAACAACGAGTACATGAAGGATGTACGCTTGACTATGTTAGAAGGAAAGATTCCTGCTAGCTGTAGTAAGTGTACTGCTGAAGAGTCTCGTGGCGTAGCTAGTAAACGTATTTGGGAAACAGGCAGTTGGATGGAGGAAGGAATTGATGTTGAAGAACTTATTAAACAAACAGAAGCAGACGGCACAGTTCCCGAATCACTAGTTTATCTAGACTTACGCTTAGGGCACACTTGCAACTTGAAATGTGTTATGTGTAGTCCACACGATAGTAGCCAGTGGGTAAGTGATCATAAGAAGATTTATCCGTTGTTTCAAGCAAAAGAACTTAAAGAACAAATGTCGTGGGATCGTAAAGACTTTAACAACAAGTGGCACGAAAATCCAGACTTCTGGAAAGAGATGTATGCACAAATTCCTAATCTAAAACAAGTTTACTTTGCTGGCGGTGAGCCTTTAATGATACGAGAGCATAGATGGTTCTTAGAAGAAATTATTAGACAAGGGTACGCAGACAAAATCCTTATACGTTATAATACAAATGGACTATTAGTAGATGACGAAATTATCGAACTTTGGAAACAATTCAAAAAAGTTAAAGTAGGGTTCAGTATTGATGCTGTCGGCGACCGTAATTACTATATACGCTATCCTAGTGATTGGGCTACTATCGAACGTAATCTTCACAAGCTAGATAACACACCCGACAACATACAAGTTAGTATTGCTACTGCTATACAGATATTAAACATCAAGCACTTGGCAGATTTTGCCAAATGGAAAATTACACAGAACTTTAAAAAAATTAATCTCGAAAATACTGTTGGCGGAATACAAGCAGGCGGAGGAATTATTAATATGCATTTATTATACATTCCAACATTCCTTAGTATTAGATTGTTACCTCAAGCAGACAAAGAAGAAGTCCGTAAAAGTTTTGGAGACCTTGCTAATTGGATGCACGAAAACTATAGACAAGACGAAGATTTCTGGAAACTTAATCCATACGGATGGAAACGTTGGCAAGCTATATTAGATTTTATGGATGCCAAAGACCACACAACACAGTTGCCTGCATTTAACGAATACATCAGCCGATTAGATGGATTGCGTGGTACTGATTTCAAACAAGTGTTTCCAGAGTTAGCACATTTAGGATTAGTACATGCCTGATTTTAATGTTCTATACCCACTGCATAAAGTTTTTCAAATAGCCTGGGAGTCTACACTTAAATGCAATTTAGATTGTAGTTACTGCGGTGATGGTCATGATAATTCACAAAAACATCCCAACTTAGAAGACAGTCTTAAAACTGTAGATTTTATTGTGGAGTATGTTAATCTCCATATGTCTGTTAAAAATAAAGATAATAAATTTGCTAATTTAAATATACACGGAGGAGAAAGTATATTCCATCCTGACATTTTAGAAATTTTAAAATATGCTAGGAATAAAAAACACAAATATCAAGATTGGAATCTTGATATTTCACTTATCACAAATGCTGTAATTAAATTAGAACAATGGAAAAAAATTGTTAATTTAGTTGATCATTTCACTATTAGTTATCACGCCGAAAGTTTGCCTAAACATCAAGAGTTGTTTAAACAAAATATCCTCTATCTTAAACAATCTAATAAATCATTTCACGTAGCTGTGATGATGCATCCACAACATTGGGATAGTTGTGTTGATATGATAGCATTTTGTAAACAACACGAAATTAAAGTATTACCCAGGCAGATAGATCATCCTTGGGGATTTGCTAATTATAAATTTAATTATAATGATGAACAAACAGAATTTCTTACAGGAATGAAAAAAATTCCAGTGTCTACAAAGATCATTTCTTTTTTTAGGAATGGTATAAATTTATCAGAGCAAGGTAGAGCTTGCTGTGGTGGTGAATTAATGTGTACTGAAAAAGAAAACAATATTAGTTATGTAAACGGAAATAATTTCAAAGGTTGGCAATGTTCTGTAGATAAATTTTTTCTATATATAAAACAAACAACCGGTGAAATATACACCAATAAAGATTGCAAGATGAATTTTGATAATAAAGTAGGAGTTATAGGATATTTAAAAACCAGTGATAAGTTACTTGATACGTTAAGACATCAAATAGAAACAAATACACTACCTACCATTACTTGTAAGAAATTCAGTTGTTGGTGTGGACTATGCGCTCCTAAAGCCAGTACGCCAGAATTGTACAACAATGTGATGGAGAGATATTCAAATGTTAACACAAGTAATTGAAGGTCGAAGCTCCAATGTTCTTACTATAGAACTAATGTTAGGAAACTTATGTAACTACAAATGTTCATATTGTTTTCCAGGAAGTAACGAAGGTGATCATCCATGGCCTAACACCGATACTCTTATTAAGAATATTACTCATCTGTTTGAGACATACAAACAACATGGCAAGAATAAGTTTGAATTATACTTGGTAGGCGGCGAACCTACATTGTGGAAAGACTTGCCTAAATTCTGTTCTTTTTTAAAAAATAATTATGATGTGGTTATTAGATTATCAACCAACGGATATAAAAAACCAGAATGGTGGAAACAAAATTCCAAATTGTTTGACGCTGTTGAAATATCAGTTCATCACGAATTTGCAAACTCCGATCACATAATAAGTGTATGTGATACATTGTACAATGAAAAAACAAACCTAGTTGCAAATGTGTTAATGGATCCTGCTTTTTTTAATAAGTGTGTTTCTATTTTAGAACATATTAAATCTAGTAAAAAAAGATGGCCCATAGTAGCTAAGTGGGTACACTTCAATGGTAAGTCTAAATACACAACACAACAAGCAGAGTATTTGGAAAAACCACTAAAACGTTGGCCAAACTTGTTTTGGTGGTTTACACTAAAATATCATGCACGTTACAAAACATGGGTTATTGAAAATACCAAGAAAAAAGAAGTTGCAGATAACTATTTGACATTGCAAGGTAAGAATTATTTTAAAGGCTGGAGTTGCAACCTTGGAGTTGATCATTTACACATATCCATGTTGGGTATGATATCAGGTAACTGCGGACAACTTTTATACGGTAAAAATTCTTATTATAATTTGTATCAAGATAATTTTTCTACAAACTTCAATCCTACTATAAGTGCCGTGACATGTACAAAAGATATTTGCGGGTGTGGTTTTGAAACAAATATCAGTAAAATTATACCAATAAAGTTAGTTGACTGACATCCTGCCATAACTGTTTAAAGTCATCGAGATCCTTTGCCTTAGGAACACACATACCACAGCCGCATCTTTGATTGGGACATACAATAGGTGCTATTGTTGTCTGTGATAGCATAGAACTTACATTATCAATTATGGCCTGTGTATCAGATAAAGTTCCAATTGGACCTCTGCCTGTATGCGTAGCTTGGCAAGTTTGGTGATGAAATACATTTCCGCCGTGCTGATCTATATGTAAGAAATACCAGTTAACAGTACAGTACCAATCTTTAAACCAATTATTAACTAGTTTAACTTCCTGCCATTCTCCGTTGACTTTGCCTTGTGTACAACGTCCGCCGCAACATGCTCTTCCTACATCAGTACCTTCCTTAACTATACTTGCTTTACGGGTCTCTCCCATCCATGCATAAAACCAGTCTTGCTGTTCTTCTGTATACTCGTGACTTGTACGTCTATTAGTTCCGTCCGCATCGATGAACCAGCCTTTACGTACTATGTTGCCGTCGCCAATAGGAACAGGATTTACACGAACACCTTTTTCTTTTAGCATGTCACAAATTAAAGTTGCTTGTTCAAAGTAGTCACAATGCAACATTACATTAACTTGTAAACTCATACCTGCGGTATGCAATGCTAGGATATTTTCTATAGTACGCTCATTAAGTGAATCTTCAGCATGCCAACTAATAGTGGCATGTGCAAAATTATCTAAAATACGTTGTGTAAATTTAGGACCCCATGTTCCGTTAGTAGTGAGGCTTAATCTAAATACGCCTGTTTGTTTAATATAATCAAGTAACGGCCAAAAGTCTGGATTAATAGTAGGTTCGCCACCTGTAAAATCTATGTTAGTTATAGTTTGATCAACACGTTTGCTGTTATACAAATCTGTATATTGTTTTACAAAGTCAAATGTTTTCTTTAAACTATCAAATGTAGGCAACTTGCTATAAGTGTCATGTCGTGTACTTTCACAGTATGTGCAATCTAGATTACACCTACGCACTATGTCCCAGGTAACCATTAACGATTCAGGATTTTTAAGTTTAATTGCTGTAGTTTGGATCATGTTTAGTTAATGGAATGTCTGCCGCGCAGGTACAGAAATTTCTATCGCATCTAACGGGTTCACTAGGAGCAACAAAGTTACCTTCGTATATGTTGCCTAGACTACCACCGACTCTACAAGTGGCGCGATGTACATCACCGTCCCAATTTATCATGAGACTTTCTATACCTGCGTTGCAAGTCCAATCTTTATATTTGTTAAGGTGCAATTTTATTACGTCATTTGCATGACGTTGTTCCATTGGCTTATCTTTATAGAACAACAACGTATTTGGTTGAATAGTAGCTTCTTGTTGTTTGATCCAATTAAGATAATCTGGATGGTATCGCATGTCATCAAACAAATCGTGATCCCCTTGTGTCCAGCGTATGCGGCGAAGAGTAGCTGGAATCTTTGCTTGTAAGCATCTAGCAAAGAGTGTGACAGCTGAATCCATATAATCATGATGACACATGATCTGTGCTACAACTTTAATTTTAGTTGCATCAACAACTTTGTCCATAGTGTTATACACACGTTGCCAATCGTATTCTAAGTGCAGACTAAAAACATATTGATCTACAGGCAGACTGGCATAAAATTCAAAAGGTCGTGTGCCATTAGTTGTTACACTAATCCAGTGAATACCTTTAAATTTACAATATGTCACTAATTCTCTAAAGTCAGGATGTACTGTAGGCTCTCCGCCTGTAAAACTTAAACGTATAGGTTTGCCTAGTAATACTAGTTTATCCACAGTTGCTTTGAGCATTTCTATATCAGTGTGTGGACTAGTATTATCATGTATCTCACTAGGACAATAACTACAGTCATAGTTACAACGCTTACCGAGATTCCATTCAATTTTAATAGCATTAGCATGATCCCAACGATTAGCAACTTTATACATAAGGTTTAAACTCCGGTACTGCCTTAAATAAATTCTGATTACGAGTACTATCCAATGCCAAATTAAAATCTAAAAAATCTTGCCACAAGTTATGTTGATCCTTGGACTGTAAATAATTAATGTTGTCTTGTATTTGTTGATGTGTTATCTTACCTAGCAACGGATTCTTCTTAATTGCGGGCCATTCGTCTACTTGAGATTTTACTGCTAGTAGCTTTGTAATGGCCAATGCTTTTAAATCGTTTGGTAGTACTTGTGCCGATAAACAATTAGGATAGCTAACTCGATGGCTATAAAATATAATATCCATAGTATTAATAAAATAATCAATACACTCTGCGGCTTGTAGTATGTTGCCTGCTTGTGCTGTAAATGCTCCAACTACACGACTTACGTTTGGTATTTTCTTTATTTCTTTAATGTTCTCTTCAACTTGATTAAAATCACCGTTGCCACGTATGTAGTTGTAAACATCGTGAATGCCGTCAATGCTGACGTTAACGGCAACACTTCTAAAATGAGGCCAGTAGTCATGTATAGTCCTTCCTTGACTTATGCCAAGTGTTGTGCCGTTAGTGGCATACTTAATTTCAATGTTCTTGCCATAAGGTTTGAGCATATCAAGTATTTTATAATGTTGTGGATCCATAAGCGGTTCGCCGCCTGCAAACTCTACACGCTTGAAGTGCGGCAATAGTTTTTCAAAACTAGTCCACCAATTGTCAGTATCGTCAAATGGTCCAATATACTGTCCTGGTTTACTAACTAATCTTTCTACGGTGGGTACAAGATAGTTATTTTCTTTTTTGTAAAAAGGTACAACTTTATCCCAATCTTTCCAGTTGGTACTATCTAAAGGATTACACATGCGGCATTTTAGATTACACAGATTGTTGAGTTTTATCTCCATAGTTGGAAACTCAAACGGCAATACTTCTTGTAACAATACATTGGGGTACAAATTAATACGTGCTTCTGGGATGTCTCCTTTGATGTGGCGCTGACGAAGGCTTTCTACTCCCTGGTCTTCTAAATCAAAACAGGGTTTACAAACTTCCGGACGTTCTCCATTTAATACTTGTCTGCGTACTTCTCGAATCTGATGCCCGTTCCAGATATTTTCTAAAGAGTCATCCTGTATCCAGCCAATAGGTTGACTACGGCAACACACTTTAACGGCACCGTCCTCCCTGGTAGCTAATCCTGTAAAAGGATGCATACAAAATGTTTTACTTGTTTTGTTCAATTGCCCATTCTCTTTCTTTGCACCAGAAACATTTTCCGCACACAGGAACATAGTGTTCTGAGGTATATGTGGTATAATCTATATCTTTAAATTCGCCTTCGCAACTACGGGTCAAATTTAACAAGTCTTCAATATCGTGCTCGTAGTATTGCTTGATGATCCAATCTTTCTTAGTATACACGAACGGATGACAAATATCAATACCATTGTGTATAAAGTGAGGTAGTATATGTCCATTATCTCGATCGGCCAAGGAGCCTTCTATTTTGATGTCTGGGTTCTTATTAATTCCACCGTATAACGCATTTAATTTATATTTGTGTGCAATGTATTCGTTATGTGATCTTAGTATGATTTGGTTACCACTTTTTAGTTTGCCATACTCATCTACAATAGTTGGACCTTTGTCACTCCATTCTAATTCTGACGGTATTAAATTTCTATGCAGGTAAAAGTTGTTTTTAAAATGTGACTTAAACCAATCGATAACATTATCAGCCACATGCTCTTGCCATGGTCGTGTTTTCCAAAGTCTAATTTGATTTGTAAAGTGTATATCTGCATTGGTATTTGAACATATTAAGTATGCAAGTAATGCACTGTCAGCACCACCGCTTATACTAATACCAATTCTTTCCCAATTATGTTTTAAATACAGTTCCATGATATATTTAAGCTAGTTATAGTAGCACATAAATATTTCATGTATAAAAAAATGATCACCAAGCAAATATGGACCTGTCCAGAAGGGCTAATTGAACAGGCACTAAAAGAACATCCTATTACGGGTAGTATTGTACTCAATGAGCCAACTGGTGACTTTTTTTACGATAAGTGGCAAATCAAAGACTTGTACAAAGACACACTTTGGGAACAAGTATTAAACTCTATGCCAATGAGTATTGGACAAGCACGTATTATCAAAATGGAGCCTGGCGATAGTTATATGGCCCATGCTGATATAGACAATCGTTGGCATTTAAACCTAACAGGTGAACAAGCATACTTGATTGACCTAGACGAAAGAATCATGTACGAATGTGAAAGAGATAGCCGATGGGCATACATGGACGCTAGTTGTATACATGCGGCCACTAATTATGGATCTGTTCCACGTTTACAATTAGTAGTACGCGAGCCATTGCGTAACAGTCGTGAACCCGCAGATTTAGTCAGCATTAGCATGGAGCCAGCTTACGAGCAACATGACTTTAGATATAAATTTGATAAACAGTTTAGTCCGTTTTTAAATCGTGCTAACCAGAAGCATAAGTTAGCAGACTTTGCTCACACTACCTTTAGTTTGACTTTTAAACTAGAGTTTGAATTACTTGAAGAATTTTACAAACTTATAACGCCAGAGTTTAAGGTCACTTATGCTTAAAGTTGGCATCACAGGAACTAGTCGTGGACTTGGCCAAGCACTGCACAATCACTTTGTTAGCAAAGGCTGTCAGGTAACGGCCTTTAACAGAGACTCTGATATAAGTCAAGCAGTTGGTTGCGACTTGCTTATCAATAATGCCTACGGCATACAAATGGATATACTTAACCAACTGTACGCCAGTGTAGGCAAGATGGTTATTATGGGTAGCATAGTTACAGATTTCCCTGATGCGGAAATGCCGGACTATACAGCACAAAAAACAAAATTAGAAGAGCGGGTGCTAGAGCTTGACCTTCCTAACATACTGTTATTAAAACTATCCAGCACTGCTTACAACGATTCCCAAGTAGTTATTGGTGCTATTGAATATTGGTTAGCAAATCCGTTAGTTAATGTTATATCGTTTAGAGCAACTGGAGCACCCAACAGATGAAAGTTGTAATTACAGGACACACTTACGGTATAGGTAAGGCCTTATACCAACACTTTCAAACATTTGGTGGCTGGGAAGTTGTTGGACTTAGTCGTAGCAATGGTTATGACATTGACAAGGACTTTGACAAGGTAGTAGAAGCCGCAACAGGATGTTTCTTGTTTATCAACAATGCTTACCGTGATAAACAACAAACTAAATTAGTTCACGCATTAAAGAACAAAGTTAAGAAAATGGTTGTTATGGGTAGTGTAAGCAGATTATATCCAGAACTTATACACACTGACTATGTACACGATAAACAAGAGCTGGCAGAAGCCTGTAGACTTACAAGTATAGATCCTAACGGAATTGATATGTTGCATTTAGATTTAAGTTTTATAGAAGGCATGCTGAATAGTAACGAACCAACACATTTTGTAAGCGATTACAATTTAAAATTTGAAGAAATTGTTAGTGCGGTTAACTTCTGGTTGACTAATCCCAAAATTAGACAAATGGAGTTTCGCTGGAAACTAACACCGTTTGTACATGAACAACTTAAACAAGCATTTCCTAACCTAGACGATTCTAGAGTAAAATATGAATAAAATCAAACTTGATACATTCCTATCAGTTGTGGTAAACAATATATGTAACATGACATGCAGTCATTGTGGCGGATTAGCCTGCTACGACTTTACTGGTAATTTCGATTGGAAGGAAAATGCTCATCGTTGGGAAAAGTGGGCAGAGTATTTAGATACAGACGAAATAGCATTTGCAGGCGGCGAAATGTTTTTGCATCCAAACTTAGACGAATGGTTCTCTAACATGAGAAGACTATGGCCCTATGCACATATTGAAATTCCAACAAACGGATCTAAACTACTTAAACGTAAAGACCTAGCACATCTTATAATGAGTGACGGCAATGCTCACTTGCGAGTATCGTGTCACTATGAAAGTGAAGACGAATATCTAAAATTAAAAAAAGACGTACTAGCAGTACTTGAGCCATGGGCTGACAAGATGCGAGTGGTCGAAGAAGAATACATTCCTAACAAACAGAATAAATCAACAGCATACTATGTCAACGATAAACGTATTTTAAGATACGAACACTTTATACATTTCTTCCAACCATATCATCATCATGTTGAAAACGGTACAGTTCATTTTCACATGGGCGGCGACCAGGATAAGAGCTTTGAATTATGTGTATGGCACAGTGAGTATAATATACAACACGGTATAATGTATCACTGCCCTGCTGTGACAAACTATCCTGAAGCAAAGCATCAAGTAAAGTATGTACCAGAAGCGCAAACAATTTTAGAAAAGTATAAAGCCTGTGATCCATTAGACGGATACGAACGTGTAAGAAAGTTTGTAGAAGAAGATTTAAAGAAGTCTATTGAAGTGTGTAAACTATGTGCGTTTGACAAGCAGAAAGATACTCAGCTGCCTAACATAAAGTTTACGCTTGATCCTAACTTTAAAAAGAAGTTTAGAAATATTCCAATCAAAGCCATCTAGGATAGCGTTCTAGATTAGCAAGAAACTTGTCTGGATATATGCGCCAGACAGTTTGATCCGTGTTACGGTAATTCATTTCGCATACACGTTCCACAATATCTAACTTGGCCAGTGTAGGAAAGTAATGTCTGTGTACAAGACGTTGACTAGCTACAGCACTTTCGTTACTGGTAGCATACAACTCGCCCTTTGCCCAGTTGATACATGCCGGTAGTAAGAATTGATCTGTTAAGTTTTGATGTTCAGCAATTAACTTTCTAGGTGTAATCAATCCACCGTTCTGACGAGCAGTTCCAAATGTACAAGTACGTGCCAGTACACGATAAGCATTAGGTCCCATGTGTGTAAAACTATGTGCGGCAACACTACCAACAGCCTTGTCGTCTTGATATAGTATCCATACCGCCCACTCTGGCTCATTACGAAAGCAGTCTACCATTGCCTTCTGGCTAGCATTGTTAGCAAAGCCTCGAGTGCCTGCTTCTTTGTAGAATTCTCCTAAGTCTAATTCTTCAGACCAATTAACTACGGTGTACATGTATTACGTCTTCTCGTGTTCTATTAAAATGACTAGTACCGCACATATCACATTCTGCTATTGAGCAATATTTAGTAGCATGAAATTGCATTACTTCTTCTTCTGTGCAGGTTTCTAAATCTAAATATTTGTAATTTCGATACTTCTGCCAATCTGGATCGTCCAGACTTCCATGATATTCTAAAAATCTTTCTAGAGTACCCAGTGCAGAACACTTGTACAGTTTCTTGTCTATCATAAAACTACACATTGGACTGCTACAGCCGTCCTTGTACGACAGCGCAGAATTACCAGTCATAAAAGGTTTAGGTTTTCCGTTCTGCATGTAGTGATGCATTTTAAAATCAGTCTGTGGTCTAAAATGCAAGAATATGTTATCATCACGATAGTATTGATCAACAGGTTGTTCTCCTAAAAAATACTCACCCTGGTTCTCAATCCATGTGTTGAGATATGGATCGTTTCTGGGATTATCCAGTCTTAAAAGTCTTGATAAGAATACATTTGGATCGTCTTTAGTCAACTGTAGCATATCAACTAATGTGTTTACACTCTCAGTTATCTTGTCAGTCATCTTGTTATCAAACGCCGCAAAATGATTACACACAAAAAGACTAGTTTTGTATGCGGTCATCAGTGATGAAACTGCATCCAAGTTCTTGGATAACAATGCACCATTTGTAGATATTTGAATCTTTGCATCTGGATCAATTTTCCGTATGTGTGCTAATATGACTTCGATTTTATCTAAATAATATAGCGGCTCACCACCAATAAAACTATAAAGATCAATATCAAACTTTTCTTTTGCTAGGGTAATACCTTCAAGTATTGTGTCAATGTGAGGATCGTTTTCAGTTGTCCTAATAATGTCACTTCGTGTGTCACAATGTCTACAAGCTAGATTACATTTAGTTCCATAATAAATATCAAACATTTTAATATATGGCTTACTCATTAAATACTCCCGAGTCAGTGAACTGACTGAATTGTGCTATAGTTTCAGTTGTTACTTCTTTAGTATGTTTGTAAGAATCAATATATTCAGATAATTCCAAGTTAAAACCCCCCAATGATTCTTGTCTAATTTTATCTAACTGATTATGATAAAAAATAAATTCTTCAAAATAATTTGGATCATCTATATCTAACATTTTTAAAACATCGGGGTAGTCCACCACTGTATGTCGAATTTTATCCTTGTATTCTTTTGGTAAACAAGAAATTCTTAAATAATCAGGACTGTGTAAGAATGATTGTGTTACTAACAAATTAGGATACTTTGATTTAAGGAAAGAGTTTAATTCGTGTAACTTGTTCACATTGTATATGTTAACAGTAGTAGAAACTCCTATAGTAGTAGTTCCAGATTTACGAGTTTCAATTAATGAATAAAATATATCTAAGTTTTTAATCACAGTTTCAAAATTTGATTTACTCCTGAAATAATCATTAAGTTCACCGTATGCATCAATACTAACTATAAGAGATAACATTTTGCATTGTTGCAATGTTTCTAGTAACGCACCAGATGGGGTAATCATTCCATTAGTTGGGGTTGCAACATTTACTTCCGAAATACGTCCAGATTGAATAATTGTTTTAAAAAAATCATCTGCTTTTTTACTTATAAAAGGTTCGCCACCGTGCATACGTATCTCTGTTAGTTTAGACACATCTATTTCTTTATATCGATTTGCCTCAGTAAATTTCTGCCAGATAATGGCTTTACCAAATATTTCAACCTCGTCATTGTAAATTAAATGACTTTGCGCTGAAGTACACATTCTACACTTTAAGTTACACAAGTTATCAAACTGTATATGAAGTCCACGAAGTTCAATGTCTTTAACAACTCCGTATCTTTTTATACTCTGTTCTCGCATTGACTCGATACCCTGTTCTTCTTCAATGTAACATTGTTCGCATCCTGCGACAGGTTTACCTTCTAGCATCAACTCTCTTATTTCTTGTATCTTTCCAGTTTTAAAAGTTTTATCAAAACTTTCTTTTATAATGACGTTCGTGTCATGTCTGCAACACAACAACAGTACATCGCCTGGTACCATCATTGTTTCTCTAAACGGTAGCGCACAATAGGATTTATTCATATATATGTTTTGCTTCTTCCATAAAGTCTGCTGGAAAGTTTGTTTTAAAACTTTCAAACGCTAACTGTTGTATTTGTTTGTGCGGAGTAGGCATGTTAACATCGATTCCCATGCTAATCATTTTAGGAAATAAATCAGCTTGCCGTTCTTCGCTAATATGACTCATCACACTACGTAGGCTAATCGGAGAACTTGAGTTGTTGTAACAAAAAAAATAATTGATACTTTTAAGTTGTCCGTCTACTACAAAATAACTGCTAGGATGTAGACTGTATTTGTATATTCCCAACGCCTTGTGCGCTTTGAATATATCTAACATCTGTTCACGCCAGTTGGGTAAAATATCATCATACGTACAGTTGTTATCCAATGTCTGTTGCCAAAAATCTACGCCCTGTATTTCAAAATACAGTTTACGTTGTGCTAATTCAATATTAATTATTGTAGGAACAAGTGCTGGATACTTGTTACGCATCTGAGTTATATAATTAACTTCACGTAACCACTTTTCTTCCATAAGGCTTGAGTCAACTACTTGATTTTGCCCCTTGTGGTAATCAGCATCATTAACATAGTGTTGGCAAAATACAGTTTTGTTTTTGTTTATCAAACTTGTATAAATTAAGTTGTTACGGCACAATCCTTTATCGGGAACATTATTATAGTAGTAATCGAAAGAGTCGTTCATGCAAGTACTTATCAGCTAAGTACTTGCATGATAAAAGGTATTGGCGGTAAGCCCTATATAAACTTAGATCCGTTTTTGGACATAAAAAACTTCAAAAATTTACATCCAGAAATATGTAAAGGCTTTGCTTTGGCAAGAGATTATGCTAAAGAAGGAACTTGGATGAAACCAGGATTTGATTGGAAAGACGCTAGTTATATAGTTAATTGGAAACCAATTTATAAAGCTGTAGATGAATATCTAGCATTACCAGAAACTGATCCTATCCGTGTTGCCGGCGATCCAATGTACTTTACAGATTTAAAAGATTTTAAAAATCGTAACATATTCACTCGTTATTTAAAAATGGCCATGGGTGCAAACGATCCTTACATTTACTATTTCCTATGGGAGCAAGGTGACTGGAATGACCGTAGCGCAGAACGCAAACCTACAGAAGAAAGCAAATACTTCCCAGGTGTAGTAGCGTGGGTGAACAATCTAGTAAAACAAAACATTATTAGTCAGATTGGTCGCGTTATATTCTTTCATTGCGATCACAATGGGTTAGGGTTTGAACATAGAGACTTAGATGCTAACAATGGCGTACTAGAAAAGAACTCTTACACAGACCACCGCAACGAATTTATACACATACGGTTTAGAACAAAACGTGGATTTTATGTCTGGGATCCGGATACTGAAAACAAACACTACATTAACAGCAATGCTGGATTTTGGAACGACGAAGACTGGCACGGAGGTGATAGCATAGCCGAACAAGATTACGCATTACGGATTGATTGTAAATTTACAGACGAATTTCGAGATAAACTTGGAATTGCACACTTAGAGCATTATTAATGAAACTTATTGGTAATTATTCTACCTGGATTGATCCGTTGTGGGAACACAAAATCTTAACACTGGAAGGTCAAGCTCGCCCACGTGATTGGCCACCCTCCACTGCTGTAGAGTCTGCCGAATATAATAGATACGAAATAGCAGGTTATGATTTAAATGCCGTTAACTGGTGGGTATACGAAGAACAAGATTTAAATTTACAAATAAATCCTACATGGACCGCTGGCAATGTACACTGGTGGTTCACTAAACTATTGCCAGGACAGTACATGCCTATGCACACAGATCCACATGCACACAACAAACCGTGTAATCGATATTGGATGCCTTTACAAGACTACGTTGCTGGTCATGTATTCATTTATAAAGACAAAATGATATCAGGATACAAGACTGGTGATGTTTATCAATTTGATAATGAAACAGACATGCACGGTGCCGCCAACATTGGCCATACTCCACGTATCATGTTGTTACTTACGGAGTATCTATGAAGATAGGTTTTTTTGGAGATAGTTTTGTTTTTGAAATGAGTAATCCTCACAGTTGGTATTACAAATATGACACTTTTTTAAAACACATCAAAGATCATTATGATGCTGAAATTGTAAACTTAGGAGTTGGAGGCAGTAGTTATTGGGATGTTATGCTAAAACAATTTCCACCGTATGAAACTAACTTACCAGATGTGTGTGTATTTTGTTGGACTGATTTTAGTCGTGTATACCACCCCTCTGTAAGAAATATTGGTAGTTGGACTACATTAAAACGTAACTGGAAGGATCTTCACTATTCTCAAATTTTAAATCGTAAAGAAATTAATGCTGGTAAGGAATATTTTACACATTTATACGACCATGAAAAAGCAAAACAAGAGTCGATTGCTTCTTTTTACTATTACGATAGAGAAGTGTTAGCTCCTTTACAACATAAAACTAAAATTATTCACTTGTGGAGTTTTGGAATTACAGGAATATGTAATCGAGAAGATCCATTTTTTCCTGACAACGTGAATTACATATACAGATGGCAAACTGGAACAGAGATTCGTCCTAGTCTAAAATGTTTTAGTTCTATTGGAAAAAATACAAAAAATGACGACATGGCAGCAAATCATTTAGGCAGTTCGCTTAACAATAGGCTAGTTGCTGACATGATTATTGAAGCAATTGATAATCATTCTAACAATCAACTGTTAGTTAAAAATGCCATGTGGGAACAGTATCAAATAATTCAGCCTGCAAACTAAAATAAACATTGGCGCTAGGCATGGCAGATTGAATAGCATCTACTAATACTTGCTGTTTGTACTTTCTATATTCTAAACTGTGGAAAAATACAGTACCTTCGTAATTAAAAATATTTGATAAGTTTATTAGCGTGTCTGGTATGCTGGTATCAATGTGATCTACTAAATTATCTTTGCCAAGCAAATCACATAACACAAACTTGTATTCAGGATAACAAGACTGCCAATAATTTAATGACGATTGATTATAATCATACATGACAACCGTGGCATCTGATGCTAGATAATCTTTAAACCACATACCGCTTGCAGGTGTTACGATTTGCTTGTATTTCTTAGGAGGCAAGTCTACAGTTTCGGTATTACTAGTGTGTATAAAAGTATTGAGGCAATAGTTTAATCTATGGTATGCCCATCCTAACTGCTTGTAAAAATCTTTAGGATTTTCTGGATAGAAATGAATTTTGTTTTCTCGTATGCTATCATCAAAAACCATAACAGGTACATCGTTATCAAATGCCGTACTTAATATGTTCCAGCCATGACATTTGTGAACGTACTCTTTATTTTTAGACCCGTTTATTATAGCTCGTGGAGTATAGTCATCATGATAATTATTACTAGTACGATACGGAATTGTTTGCTGATGCACTGCTCCTAACTCTTGTTTACCTATTGCCGGCTGTCCTAACATATTATAATGGAACAAATTTATAACATAGCACTGATGATGTAGCTCGTAATATGCATCTTTTCTATCTAATATATGACCAGCTATTAAAAAATCAATTTGTATTAGTTTCTCAATTGCTTCAAAAAATTTAGATCCGTTTGTAAATTCTGTGCCGGTGCTAAACATCACAGCATGTGAGTATCCCAAAGTTGAAACATGTTTAAGTAACACATCTTCATCCATCCACTGGTATACCGGATAGCCTTTATTGTATATGTTAGCTAACACACCGTCTGCTTGATTCTTAATCAACTCTCGAATACCGCTAGCATAACTACGTGTGTTATCCACAAAACAGAACGCAATGTTAGTACGCCACTTGGGATTAAATTCTACTACATTCATTTCAAAGTACTTACTTGGCAAGTATAAAAATTTTCAGCACTAGCGTTTGCGGCCCAGTGCTCAACTTCATAATCAAAATACCAAACATCACCAGCTTTCCAATCACACAATGTCACATCATCTAATTGCACTACGTGTCCTGGTTTCCAATCTTCCAGCATGATCAAATAGCGTACACAGTCTTCTGTGCCTACATTCTTTTTAGTTTTAAGCATATAAAATCCATCGCGATGTACAGGTATAATTTCGCGTGGTTCGAGACACAACCAACATACACTGCCTTCTTGTACATTAAGTTTCTTATAAAACATTTCATAGTTAGGTACATCATTGTTAAACGATTGTTTAAGCATTGTGCCTGCATAGTTAAGATGCGGGACAGCATGTGGAGCAATTGGTGTTGTGTGTTTGGCTACATATACGGATAGGTCTTCCTTCCAGAATGGCTCTATTGTATTGGCTTGTCCTTTCATTGGAAATAGTCCTCTAATGATCCAGTACGGCGCAAATCCAATGTAGCACAATGGAAGCCACCGCTTAGTGTTGCGGCATGTCGCATTGGTAATGGAATAACTGTGAACTTGCAGTTTTCTAATTCACGTATCAATGCAGTTTGTGTGTTGCCCACACATACTGTATTAGGGTTGACACTAAGAATATTCATACCAATGTATGGACTACACGGACTAATACTACCCGGCCCACTTGTAGGAGGAACAATAGGAGCAACATCCTGGAAGTAAATCTTGTCCCATGATTCAAATAACTTAGGACAATTATCTGGGTTAACGCGAGTACTGTTAAGCAATACAAGTCCTGGACGTAATGGAATAATAGTACTGTCCATGTGTGCAAAACTGTAAATGTGTTCGGCTGCATGTACACGATATCCACGTCGTTCTAGTGTATTGCGTAACCACTGCAAACCTAAATGGTTGCCAGTGTTGCTAATTTGGAATAATATATCTTTGCCTAAGCGTATACAGTTAGGAGCATCAAACACTGGCTCAAGGTTAGTTAAACTTGGCTGACTCAACTCTGTAAAGTTGTAACTAGCATCTGTAAGTATAGGCTTAGGTGCCGCAATCCATTCAACACCATCTTTAACAGCATCTATCATAATGTCATGATAAGCACGAGTTTCAAAATATCTAGCACGACATGGGCTTGGAGTTTCAATCATCAGATTATCCAATGGTAATAACAAGTCGCGCGGACACCAAGTGTACCAACCAGTAGTTTTCCATTCGGGTGTACTAAACTCTACCGACGTATCTTGTACTGCTGGCCTGTGTACCTTAACATGACATTGTTCAAGTGCAGAAACTAGTGCTTCCATATCCTCATTAGCTTCATCAATAAGCCCTTGTGGATATTGTCCTTCTAGTGGGCGTATCTTTTCAATATTGTGATTAGTATAGCACATACTCATGGTGCTGACATCTACGGTAGGAACACGAGCATTGTCTGCCCGGCCTACTATAATTTCTTCTAATGGGTCCCAATGATTATGGCTTGATATTTTCATTCAAAATAACTCTTTTCTATTTGTATGCTCATAATAATCCAGTCGCTATCTGACTTATTATCTGCATAATGTTCAATTTGTGGTTCGAATACAAAGTACTCTGCATCTTTAAAATTATAAATCTTTTCATTAAATCCAATGGTAACTAGTTCTGCTGAAGTTTTTGATACCTGAAGTGTTAGCACTACTAATACTCGAGAGCCATCAGGATCGTCAACGTGTTGTGGAACACTAAAGTTTGGAGTAAATCGATTTAAATGAGCATGAAATACTCCAGGTAACGCTTTTACAGCTTTGATAGTTTTTTGGAATTGCTCCTTTACTAAACTGTTTATGTGATAGTTTATTTGATCATCATTAACTGGTAATATAAGCAAATACGTCCAGCTTCCAAGTTCAGGAGTTGGCAATGCAACTATGTTGCCACTGGCACTATCAGTTGAATCGAATAATATTTTATCATTGCCGGTGGCATATTCCCAAGAAGGTCCAATACTATTTGTTTCTTTTTTACCCTCTTGTAATTTGCTAGCTAATATATCCCAGTTTACATTTTTTAATTCTTGATGACAGATTGCAGTCATTGCTTTTAATTCGGCATATCCTTGATAGTCTTCTATATTGTAAACATAACTATGTTCATTACTTTGTGTCATTTTGTAGTTCCATTAAATGTGACAAACCTGATTTTCCAAACCAATAAGATTTATCATTATCACTTATTGATAAACCATCGAGGAAATCGTCTTGCTCTACTCCAATTTTCATATAAACAACATAGTTGTGTTCTATATCAGCATATATTTTATCTTTGTAATTTTGATAATTTTCTAAAAAATATTTAGTATTCATTACCACAGCTTCTAAACGTTTATCTTCGTCTTCTATAGTAGCATAGTCTTTAATTAACATATATTCTTCAAATGTACGCAAGCCTAAACTTTTAGCGTAATCAAATTGTTCAGGATAACCAGCAAATATAAACGGATGTTTCATAGCTATGGCTCTCCATGTTTTTTCAGTTAAAAATTTAAAATTAGTTGCTGGTGGATATGCATTGCCTTCACTAACAATGCTAAGTACCGTGTCTACAAACACCTGCGGATTCATCCATGCTAAATCCTTAACCCACGGTTGATTGTATGTATCTTGTTCATCCCATTCTTTTCGTGATACACGTGAATAATTTTTTGATGACTCATATCTATTATCAATGCGATAATCGCAGTCTTTTAAAAATTTTAAATATGTTTCCTCTGTGTAGTGAGAAAGAGCATTACGACACCACAGTTTATCCTCGTCAGTCCATGGCGGGAAAAATGTCCATAATGCAGTATCTAACAAGTTTGCATCATAAAATTTACTCAACAAGTTAATACGATTTGCCCTGCTAGGTACACCGCCTAAAAATAGAAAACGTTGACCTTTACCACTCCAATTTGGCAATCGTGTATTTTTAAAACTATTATAAACCATCCTATGATTGTAATTAAAATATAAATGATTATTATCTTCGCACATACCTGCTATTATTTTAACATTAATATTAACTGGAAATGATTCTGGTTTTCTGTATAAAAACCCATCCATGAGCATTAATCCGTATACAGTGTCAACACCTTGTAATTTTGCTTTTTCTAGTTGATTTATAATACGGGCTCGACGCTCGTCCTCGCTTAGGTGTAGCATTTCAAAATTTATTATTTTACTTTTCATAAAATCTTATTAAAACTCAATCGGTTAGTACTGGTACCGCGATTGTATTCTTTCCATTCATCTCCACCGATACCAAACAACACCGTATCACTGGGATTAACTTTGTACTGTGAACACAATTCCAATTGTTGCTGTCTATATTTGTTAAAAATATAATCAGGCCCAAATTTAGATATTAGCTCTAATCCCAATTGTGGTCCTACACGATTTATGTATCCTATTTTGTTTGTAACAAACAACCCATCGTCATCATCAACTCGTGTTAGCCGCATGCCTATTCTCGCATGTGCTACTGGAAACACTTTGCTTAAACTGAACGTAATATCGGTGATGCAAGCATAATTAAAATTGAAATCTATGTTAGCGCATATTCCTAAATATGCACAATCAACCAGTACTGGTATTCCTTTTTCATCACATTGTTTTAACAATGCTTCGTGTAAGTTATGCTTGGTTCCAGTATCAGAAAACGGCAAACTAATTACTACTGCATCGTTTGGTTCTAAACACTCGTCATCCAGCCACGCCCAGTTGGGCCAACTGTTACGCCAAGTTAATCTATGGTAAACATATTCACCACGGAAGCAACGAAATCTCCTTGTATGATTTTTAATATAAAACTTATCAAACGCTTCTGTAGTACCATTGCTGTAACATGCAAACGGAAACTGATCTAATCCAGTTATACAGTTAAGTGTAGTATTATTAATCCAGTCTTTATATTCATTGCAAAATTCAATTGATAAATCTACACTTAAATCTAATTGTGTTTTATCTATTACTAACAATGCTTCAGGGTCTTTGATTGCCATGGATTCCCCAAACATCATTTGCCTTTTATCGTTAGGAGGAGACACTAAATGCTGCCTTGTTAACATTCAAGAATATTGTTACACGAGTTTCTAGAGTATCATTCATTCCGCCATGTGGCAGTTGTCCATCAAACACTAAAGTTTCTCCTGCTTTATTTTTGATTAATTTATAGTCAACTATAGAGTAGCCGTTGTTGTCCATTGGAATTATTATGTTGTAGTAACGCCCACTGCTATCATACTCGGGTCGTTTATCGTCATCTAAATGTATTGGAATAAGAGAACATTTATAAAGTATATTAATAGCAAATCTTTCTACACCTTGCATATTTTTGGCATGCTCTATTATATGTTTTGCTTTATCGTCTAGTTCTTGATTATGTGTCCAATATTCATCTTTAGCGTAAGGGATAACAATAATGCTTTTCCAATTTATTGATTGGCCGACATTTTTCTCTCCAATGTCAACTCCAAGATGATCAATATCTTGTTTCATTAATTCTTGTACTAGCTCAACGAGTTTTGGTATTTTATCGTTATCAACGTATGCGCTAGGTTCTAATATCATTGCTTGTTCCATAGTAGCTCCATATTACTACTTATTAAAAATTTCAACAGCTAAGTAGTATTATGATAACAGCCTTAGAATTTTATAAAAACAACAAAAATTGTACTTGGACTGTAGAGCCTATTCCTGTTCGATTGATTTCAACAATTGAAAAAGCTAGGTGGATTTTAAATGAAGCTAATTTTGGTTGGATTGAATTAGACTTAATGATTAATGTTGTAAATTGGCAACTAGAGTCTCAACAAGCAGATCCGTATTTTGTAGCACATCGTGAAGATAATAATGTAGGGTGGAACAGTTGTTGTATACACGGTATCGATACTGACAAAACTGGTGCATGGACAAACTACGGTTACACAGACGAAACCAACGTACCATATGCGTGGACAGAATTATCCTACAAAACACCTATTATTAAAAACTTTTGGCAAAATGTTTTTCCTACTGATAATTATAGACGTATTCGTTTTATGGAACTTACACCCAACTCTGCAATAACTCCGCACAGTGATATGCCAGGAAAATTGCCAGGCGAACAGGGTATGGACATGTTAGATTTTGGTGTACCTATTAATATAGCAGTTTTGCATCCCACAGATTGCTACATGGTTTTAGAAAGATACGGAGTTGTGCCTTTTAAAGAAGGCAAGGTTTTCATTGTTAATATACGTAACTATCATAGCGTTATTAATTTTAGTAACAAACCGCGTGTGCATGTTATAGGACACAGTTATGGTTACGGCAAACAATTAGATGCGTTTGCTGAATTAGTTGTTAAAAGCTACGAGAAAATGTATGATTAATACAATTACAAGAAATTTTATAAGTGACAACTTTGTTTTTACAGATATTCGTTCTAAAAATTTAGAAACGTATAACAAAGAGAGTTTAATAGAAAAGATAAATCTTTGGAAATATATTCTTAAATATCAATACAATGCTGTCAAACAAGAGTCTATTCTTATTGGTATGCAAGTAATTGATATAAATTACTTTGCTATTATTATTGCGTCTGCTGAACTTAGTCTTAAGATTGTTGTAGTAGATTATAATAGGACTGACAAGTTTAAGAATATAGAATATAACGATCCCAAGACCAAGTTGTTATCTCCTATTGATATTTTCTTACATGATTTTCCAGATAATACTATAGAAACTGATCAAGTATATTCTAAGTTTATATTTTTCAAAACACATTCACGTAGAACATATAGTACAGTTAGTTCTCTTTCTTTTGCACTTGTTCCTGAGTTGTATGCAACTATTGAGTCTATTATGCCTCAGCCATCTGATGTTTTGTTTAGAGTAACAAGTAGTGGTACTACAGATGTTCCTAAAGTGATTGAACATACACATGAGTTTATTTCTGCTGTTTCGCTACGCAATTCTGAACCTTATAGAGGAATTGCAGTTCACGTTAATAATCTTAATCACGGAGCCAGCGCATCTGTTACATTGTTACCGTTGTTAGCTAATAAAAACATTTACAAGCATTTGTTCTATGACGGTGCAAATCCTGAATCGATAGACGGTTTAGTTGAGGCACTAATACCATACAAAAATGAAATTGGGTTTCTATCTTTCCCTTATCCGTTTTTAATTGATAAGTTTATTGAAATAAGTAGAGAAAAAAATGTTAGTTGGCCGTATCTTGATTTAATTACACTGTCGTATATTCTAGATAATGCCAAGCAGGCTGTGAGGGATGGCATTTTTAATACTATAACAAGTGTGTTTGGATCTAATGAGACTCTTGGACCATTATTTGTTAACATATCACACAGGCAAAATTGGGATATTGATCCCAGGTACTACTCAATTCCTAACGATTTTTATAAGATAAGATTATTAGACGATGGTAAGATTACTGTGAATGTTCCTATATACAACAAAGAAGTAGAAACAAATGATTACTTTGATAAAGAAGGTGACTATTTCATACATCGCGGTCGATCTGACATGTTTAGAATTAACGGTGAAACAATTAACATGAGTACTGTTAACGATTTAAACAAGCAAAACAGCAGTGTGTACATCGTAGTTGATACTGTGTACCATTGTTTGTATCTTGCATGTTGGGAAAATTTAGAACTTGATGAAATTTATAAAATTAAAGATTCTATTGAAAGTAATTTTGAAAGAATTAAAATTACCAAAATAGCACAGTTAGACAAATCAAATTTTTACTATGCTATTAAAATAGACAACGAATTGCTTAGAGAATATTTTAGGACATATAATGTTTCGTAAACACTTGGACACTAGCAAAACCACTTATTTAGAACATCTTACTTGGTCTGTTATAGCTGGATTCAGGTTGATTTATGCTGGCATATCAAGTATAATACACGGTGTAGTACCTACATTATTTGACGGTACTGCTCCCAAACAAATTATTGACATTTACCATAATCATCTTGAGGATCATCCTAACGAGCGTTATCAAGAAATGATATCAAAAGCAAAAAAGGAAACACACTAGTGACGCTGGGGATTATAGGGTACGGTATAGTAGGCAAAGCTACTCATCATAGTTTATTGAAAAATAAACAAGTAGTTATTCACGACACCCAACTTGATACTAAATTAGAAGATTTGTATGTTTGCGATTATGTATTTTTTTGCATACCTACAGACACACATGCTAGCATACAACTTCTACTGGAAGAAATACGATTATTAAAATCACATAATCCCAATGTTAAGATTGTTATCCGTAGCACAGTACCAATCGGTACTTGTTCAATGATTGAATCGTCTACCAATTCTAAAATTTATTATTTGCCAGAATTTTTAAGAGAACGATTTTGGGAAGAAGATTGTTTGCAACGGCCTATTATTGTAGGCAGTGACAATCAAAAAGTTCCAGAGTGGTTAACAGCGGATGATTGTGTATTTTGTTCGTTACAGGAAGCAGAGTTGTTAAAAATGTTTTCTAACGGGCTTGGCACCATGCGAGTTGCATTTGGTAATCACTTTTATGATTTAGCTCAAGTGGTTGGCGCTGACTACGATAAAGTTAAAAATATGTATTTTAAAGTAGCTCATTCACAAACATATTTAGATGTTCCAGGACCAGACGGTGGCAGAGGGTTTGGCGGCAAATGCTTGCCAAAAGATTTAGATTTTTTAATTGACTCTTGCAAACATTTAAAAGTTAAACAGAACTTATTTACTGCTGTGAGAGAAGATAACAAAAAATGGCCAAAAAAATCTTAATTACAGGAGCCGCTGGATTACTTGGTAGAGAATTTTGTAACCAGCTGTGCAAAGATAACGAGGTGATAGCCGTTGACAATAACCAGCGTTTTCCTAACTTTACACCGCACGGCGTTACTTATATTAAGTCTGATCTATCTGAATATTTAAAACAAACAAGTGACACATTTGATATAATCTATCACATGGCAGCAACTAACGGTACAAAATATTTTTATAGTCAGCCTAACAATGTGCTACGTAATAATATAACTTTGGATTTAGATTTATTTAAATTTGTAGAATCAAATCCTAGTTGTAAATTAATATATGCTAGTAGTAGTGAAGTGGTAGCAGGCACCACAATATTCCCTACTCCAGAAATTACTGACATCGATATCAGTAATATACACAACCCTCGCTGGAGTTATATGTTGCCCAAGGTACTTGCAGAAAATTATCTATTCAATAGCAACATTGATTTTTTAATTATTAGATTTTTTAATGTGTTTAGTGAACATTCGGGTTCTGGGCATTTTGTAAAAGACATTGCTGATAAGATACGAAGCAAGAATTTTGAAATTATAGGTGCAGATGAAACACGTTCTTTTTGTTATGTAAGTGATGCAGTGGATGCTGTTATTAAAATTTCAGAAACTAGTAGACAAATAGTAAATGTAGGCAGTGACGAAGAGTTAAAAATTATCAACGCGGCCAATATTATTGCTGATGCGATGGGCGAGAACGATATAGTTTGGACTACTAAGCCCGGGCTAGCAGGTAGTGCTAAAAATCGTAGGCCAGATATTACAAAGCTGAAAAGGTTGTTGCCAACCTTTTCTCCTAAATCATTTAAAGAAGTATTAAGTAATATTAAGGTCTAATGGTGTACATAGGAACGGCATAGTCAACACCGTTTAAAGCTACTCTCATCCAAGTTGCAATAGAACCAGTATTAACTTGTCCGCTTGATGAGCCTGCAACCAGCACTGGTGCAACCATAGTCTGCTTGCCATCTGGACCTATACTTAATTTAGTACTGAAACTTCCGTCAGTTCCGGTTGTTGCTAACAGAACTCTACCAGGTATTATTCCAGTTCCCACAGTACCAGCAACTTCAGCTCCGATAGCGGCTGCTACACCTTGACCAGTTGTTGACTTGCCACCAAATGACATTGAAAATATCACATCACCAGATTGCAATGCCGCTGGTACAGCAAAAGTTCCTCTGCTACGGTTAAATAATATTACAGCCGGATCGTTGTCGGCATGATATGTGTTGAGTGAAAATATATCGTTTCCATTGCCTGCATTTGATATAACAGTTATTCCAGCTGTAGCTGGTTGCTGATCTAGTGTTAGCCTATTACCTATCAATGTTGTTCCAGCAATGTTACCGGTAACACCAATTGCGCCTGTGCCAGTAATTTGAAAATTATTTAAAGATAAATTAGCACCTAAGCCAGTTTGTGCTTTGAGTGTGCCTGAGAAGTCTGCATTTCCGGTAATAAGTACGTTACCTGTACCGTTAATGTTAAAACTGTTTAACGATAAATTACCGCCTAACCCTGTAACTGCTTTAACAGTTCCTGAAAAAACTGCATTTCCACTACGATCAATATTGCCAGTGCCAGTAATGTTTCCAGTATTTACAATGTTACCAGTGTTAGTAACATCACCGGTAAAGTTAATACTTCCAGATCCGGTGATACCAAAAGCATTCAAAGGTAAATTAGCACCTAAACCAACAGTTGCTTGAATAGTTCCTGTAAATTGTGCATTACCAGTATTGACAATATTACCTGTAATACCAATGCTACCAGTTCCAGTAATACTTCGAGTCGCTAGGCTTAAATTGCCTCCTAAACTAGGACTAGTGTCTGCACTGACTGAACCGAGTCCACCGGTAATTGAAACATAAGTACCAGATCCGTTATCTCTCTTGATATCTTTACCTGCTGGTATTTTAATATCGCCAGGTGTTGTAAAATTTCCGCTACTATCTAATACTGCGCTATAAGCACTAAAGGTTAATCTATCGAGAACAATATCTGCCCACGCTGGCAAACTGTTGTTATCAACTTTTAAATATTTTCCTTGTTGCCCAGCTTCGCTTGGTAACAACATATTTCCAGAAATTGGATTGGTCCAAGTTAAACCACCTATACCGTCTGTAGTTAGATATTTTCCGCTGTTGCCAGATTGACTTGGCAATATGTTTCCAGTGTTAACTGTTGCACTTATTGCATTTGTTCCTGAGTTATAGGCAAATGTTATACCATTGTTTGAACCTCTTCCAAAAGCATCATAAACTGCTTGCCCAGCTCTGGAGTTTGTAAAATATATGTTTGGAGATCTAAAAATAATTGATGTGTTGTTTACAACAGTAACATCCGGTGGAGCACTGATAGTCAATGTTTGGCTATCAACAACTACTGTAACTGTTTGACTGCTGGTGAAAGAGCTTGCAACAATAAGCATGCCAGGTTGTATACGTTCGGTGCTTACTACTTTAAAAGTTGTTCCACTGCTTCCAGTTGAAAGATAATTTGTTGTGACACTTTCGGGAACTAACGAAGTTGTAAGATTAAGTGCAGGCACTGTAAATTCAAGTGCTTGAGTGGTTGAATTAAAAACAAATCCAGTTCCCGCACTCGATTGAATTATATTCTTTCCACCTAAAGTTACTCCATCACCCACGTATAGTTTTTCAGTATCCGTGGTCCATGCAAGCTCGCCTTGATCGAATGTTTTTGTTAATCTTTCACTATTTGTTCCGCGTCTAATTCTTAACGACATGGGCTATCTCCAGTATTCTATAGTGTATTTATTCGAATGCACAGAAGCTAGAGCCAAAAAAATAGGGCCCTAAGGCCCTATTAAAGTACTACTATTATTACATAGTAGGACCGTTTCCACTCTTAAATCCTATGCTTCCGCCTTCTGCTTCAATGTTCTTTATGACATCTTCAAACAGAATTGGAGCAAAGTCTGGAGTTTGTTCCACGCATACACAATGGTAGCGCACATCGTTCTTATCGCTGTACAGAACTTCTCCAGTTTTAGCATCAACGCCACGGGCTTTCTTTACGCGGTTTGCGTGAGTATGTCCGTGAATGTTGGTGCCAAACCGACCCATTGAATCCGAATGTAATGGAATATGGCTTAAGATCATTCCGTTCATAACGTGATAAGCTCTAATAGATCTAAAGTACTTGCTGTAGTCCTCATCCTTGTAGATGTCGTGGTTTCCACGAATTAAAACTTTGTCGCCGTTAAGTCTTTCCATGATTTTTAACGCTTTACGAGCAATCACAACGTCACCTAAATGGTAAACTTTGTCAGTGGGTTTTACCCGCTCGTTCCACGCTTTAACCATAGCTTCGTCCATTTCCTCAGCTGAGTCCCATGGGCGAAGTTTTGTAACACCATCGTTACGAGTGAAGCGACATACACCGGTGTGTCCAAAGTGCGTGTCGCTTACTAAGAATACACTTGGCATATTATGCTCCTTTCCTTAATAAGTTTCTTTTACAATATCAAATTTTTCAGCTGGCCATTTGGCTTTGAACTCGTCCGTCTTGACATATTCATTGTATGCTTTGGCATCAAAGAACATCTTGTGAAACACTGTTTTAAATTCACCTTTTGGATTTATTGTTAGATAAATCGATTTTGCTTTGCCAGCCATTTGATACCTTTCACTGTTTAATGTAATATTATAACATCACTTTGATACAATGTCAAACTCTCCAAATCTCTTTAAAACCTTCTTCTTCAGTAGGATATTCAAAGTTATCGATCATTCCTTGAACAACTTCCCAGGGAATAGGTTGTTCTATACGTAATGCTAAACGTTCCTTTAATACTGATATCTCAGGTGTTGGAAACACCACAGCAATATGCCAGTAATCTGGAAGCATACGAAACTTACGAGCACGACTTTTAACAGTGGTGCTAGTCTGATCCCAAAGTACATCTCGGCCATCTTCTCTAGCGGCAACGACTTCTTGAGCCATTAGTTCAATTGCTGTGGGCATGTATTCTTCAAACACTTCCTTATATGTCTTGCCCTGTTCTTTAGCATAGGCATGAACATGATGGTCAGTGCTAACATACTCCATGCCTTCGATCCAGTTTTGACTGTTAAGCCAGGTGCTCTTACCTGCGCCAGGAACTCCGATCAATTGATAACATTTTGGCATCAATGCACCGCTTCTTTCGCATCAACTTCGCACTCGACCACCCAGTGACTAAATTCAGTAAACTTGTTTACTTCAACACCCAGACCAACTGCTTCGTTAACAAAATGTTGTAGCAACGAATTATACAATTCATCGGGCATTGTATCTTTATCAAATTTAATTTTCATTACCAATTCTCCACGCCACTAATTTCAGTTTTAAATTCACCATCCAGTCCATTAATTGTAGTATGCACTATTAGGTTTGTAACACTGCCAATAGCGCCAATGTTGTCCTGTATCAACTCAAAACTAGTAGCCTCTGGAAACTTGTCCATGGCCTCTAGAATTTTTACAACTTCATCTCTACACAAATACATGTTAATCTCCAATAGGTCTCATAGTTCGCCAGTCATCAATGTTTGGCTTCTCATCACTATCGTATGTCCAACCCAAATGTTTCATCATGCGATGCTTGACTAGCAAGTTGGGACTACGAAAACGCTCAGTGTCATCAAAGCCCATCATGACTCCAACTTCACAAACCGCACCCGACCTACAAATGCCAGCGTAGCAATGAACAACCACATTCATGCGGTTTGCCAATGCGTGTTGTAGCAAGCGAACAAGCTCTGCGGCCTGCTCGTGACTGCAACGCATAGCTTCGTCTAGAGCAAAGTCTTTTTCTTCGATATCCAAGAACTCAAAGTTGTGACGCTCTTTGAATTGGTGCTTGGCTTCAGGTCTCCAGCTGGCTGGATCCACAATACTAATCAGCATACTATTTTCTCCAGCCGCATGATGGAACCCTGTTGGGATATCAGCGGCCGCTACATTTTCAATCCACGGCATTTTAATCTCCATTCTTTAAAAGAAATGTGTTGTTGATAGCTTTGAAACTTACTTGTTCTTCGTTGCACTTGTAAACAAGTCCTTCTCGGATAGGTTTCGCCCCATCACCCACTACACTATTACCTTCGGCAAAGTCTAGCAGTTCTTTCACATTCTGTGTTACTACTTTTGCATGTTCAAAAATTGGAACATGATTAATATTGTGTTCTGTGACAAATGCAAGTCGTTCAGCAGGAGTAAAGTACCGGCCTGCTTCGATGTCGTAAATGTCGTAAACATGAAATGATTGATCACGCAGTTTATACTTGTTGCCTTGTATACCGTTACCAATTAATTCACCTTGTATAGCAATGTCACGTCCAACTTTTTCCAAAATTTCAGGCAATGACTGAGCTGATGCGGCACGCCACAAGCTGTTTTCTAGATTGTATTTCAAATCCAAGTTACGTGAACAAACTCCAATGTCGCCATGTAGTCTGTAAACAGTCATAGATGACCCATCTAGCTTTTCAGTTATTTCCCAAGTTAAGCCCTTGTCTTTCCATTCGGCCAATTCTACAGTTAAGTTTTGAATACGTTCTTGATCCGTTTTAGGAATACGTGACGGAAACAATCCCTTAACTTCTCCTGCCAAGTGTGCAGGCACTGGCGGTTCGTATTTGACAATACCAACAACTTCAGACACATCGTGTCCGTCGTGCGCAATAGACAAGTCGGCTAACACAACTGCCTTACCAGTGGGAATGTCTACAGTGTGTCCAACTGTTGTAATTGGCAATAGCAAACCTTGGCTCAATTGTCCACGCAACCGCACAGTGCGCAATCTTTCGCCTTCTACATCATTGTATGTTTTTGCATATTGTCCCGGCTTGGTCAAGTAGGGTGCAATAGTGCTGGGAATGAAAGAATCAATTTCACAGTAAACAGCAAAGTCTCCTGCGATGAATTCGTTCTTTTTAACCACTACTGTCCAACCACCCACAACAGCACATTCAATAGCATCAGCGTCCACAATGGGACGAATGCTATCGACGATTCTGATAGTTGCCATTTTTCTCATTGTTTGAGTTCCTTTCTGCGCTTTCTATATGTTTCGTTATTACAGTAAGGCCAGATAGCTGGAATTACTGCTTCTTCAATTGAACTAATCTGTTCAGCGGTCAAATGATCCAAATTCCAAACTAGTACTTCAAGTGTATCTACATCTACTTGGTGTGTTACTGGAAAGTCCAGCACACCAGGTACTACACGTTTCTTACCAACTTTGACATAGTGGCTAGGAATACTATCCACTCCTTCGATGATGTACTTACATACACCTTCTTTCCAACCTTCTGGGAACTGCCACTTGGGCTCCACTTTTTCAACTGGAGTACTGTACAATGTGGCCAAGTCCACGTCCAATTTAGGTCGATGCGTTTGATGACGATTAATAACTGTGTTAGTGGCCGCTTTACCAAAGTAAAAATTCACTGCGGGGTAGATGTAATACAATCCTCTATGGTTGCCCACTTCACTTCTGTTAATTGCGCCTTCAGTAGTTGAATACGGTTCAACCCATTCGATACCTAGTTGTTCAAATACTTCTTGAATTTTTTCAATCATACAGGTTGCAATTCTTTTACGTGTTTGCAATCGCCGCGAAATGTAAATCCTGGGCAAGTGCAAGTGTTTTCATCTAAATTAATAATGTATGTCTGACCTTTGCTACCAATAACTTCTTTGATATTGCTGGGAGTAAGCACGTTCATGGACATGTTGAAAATCTCATCGCTGACTTTTTCAAACTTACGACCACTACGACTAAATCCTTTGATTGGATTCTTAAACCAAAACGGTTCTGTAGTTCCATAACGGATGTAAGCAACCATTTTGTCACCGTCCAAAAGATACGTGTGATTAACAGCCGATTTAGCATCTGGCCAAACTGTGATTTCTTTTACTGCTTCCATTATTTCACCATCAATCCAACAAGTTCAAAATATTCGGAGTGCGACACATAGAAATCCGTTCGTGGATCCCAGTACTTGCCTTCTTGGGGATCATAATAAAGGATTCGGCCGTTGAAATAAAATGGGCCTTCCAAACCTTTACGGATTTGGTAACCTTGCATGATATCTTCCGTTTTACCTAATACACGATAACCCATTTCTGCTCCTTTTTTGCTAGTATGTGTATATTATACAGTCAAAAAGAAGTCCTGTCAACTACAAATCAACAGGACTGGTGTTGTTATAAAACAACGAATTAGTGGTAAGTTTTTTTGTGTCAGGAAACTTACCAAACCCCGGATACACAGCCCATCCCGCATTTCGTGTACCGCGGACGCTGTATTCTCAGCATGAAGCTAAGGCGGGTCAGCGTAACTTACAGAGCGTAACGATCACTCATCACAGTCTTCAACATGATGCCTTCTGGAGTGAACTGATCCAAATCAGCGGCTAGCAAGCTAGTCATTATACTTGGACTGAATCCACTTACCAATGCGGCACCACTCTTGTCTGACGCAACAGGCACGTTGTCTGAACTGTTTAGGTTCCAGAAAACAATCTGTGGCACAGTGTAGCCGGCTGTTTCAAACTTGCGTTCGATCATTTCCATTGCACTGTCGTCATGCTTAACACATTGGTTAAACTGCATGTCTGACAAGATCAGCAACATGGCTGGCATGTCGCTGGCTGGTACTGAACCCTTAACTGCAACGCTTAGGATCTTGTCCATAGCGGCATGCAAGTTAGTGCTCATGTCCCAGTTGCTCTTAGACATTTGTGCTACCTTGTCAACAATGTTACCCTTTAGAGTAACAAGTTCTGGCTTGCTAGAGAAAGTCAAGAAAGTGTCCTTGAACACACCCTTGTTCTTGTCTGCTAGGTACAAGCCCAAGCTGATTGAAACGTCCATACAAGTCACATTAGTGTTCTTTCCTGCTGGGCAAGACATAGAACCGCTAACGTCTACGATTGGCATGATGCTGGCATCTCCAACGTAGTTTGGCAAAGAGTCCCACTGTGCCACAATGTGGTCAGTTTCTGTCTTGTCCAAACTTGAACGGTAGCTTCCAATCACACCCTTCAGCACGTCATGTGGGAAGATTGCGTTGGCGTTAACCTTAACAGTCTTATCTCCACTTACCAACTTGGCCACATATTCTGCGAACAGAGTTGTATGACGATTGAATGCCTTCTTGTATAGTCGAGACGCTACAGAAGGCACGTGACTGAAGTTGATGTTGTCCCAATCTCCAGCACACATTTGGGTTTCAACAACTGTGGTCATTGTTACCAATGACTTGCGGTACTGCTTAGGAGTCATTCCGAAGAATGCTCGTACTTCAGCCGCGATCTTACCCTTACGAGGAGTCCACTTTGCGGCCAGGCCGTTCTTAGCACGTAGGGCATCGCCCAACATGGTATAAGCGGCTGACTTCAGAACTGGTGAAGTGAAGACAAAGATGTCATCCCAACGACCAACTTCTGGGATCTTCTTTAGAAGAGCCAAAGCGGCGTCTGGGTCACGCTTTTCTAGATGAACTAGAATGTCGCGGAACAATTGACGTTCACCTGCACCACCACGGACATCACGTGCCCATTGTGCGATGCGTAGTGCTACGTCAGAGTTTTCTACATAAGCGGCTGTGAAGTCGCCTGTGATGTTCTTACCACGGCTTGCGCCGATCTTGTAGAACAAGTCAACACAAGCTGATGCTGTGGACTTACGTGCCTTCATACCGTTTGCGGTACGGGCTTCTTGGTTTGCTACTGCTGTTACAAATGCGTTCATTTCAATTACCTTTACAGAATGTATTTTTCTTTTTACCAAAAAATTTAATGTTGCTGTTAACATTCTAAATTTAACAGGATGATCGTGCCAATTTGTTTATTTTCTGGTCTGACCAATTACGGCACTCAGACCCTAGCAACATTCATGTTGCCTATTACATGTTAGTCTGTATGTAAATCATATTCCGGATTCTCCGAACCTATCTATTCTATCAGTGTCTATTTCTAGAAAGCATTTCTGCCTGTCCTCCGACCACCTTCTATAGCATTAAGATGTAGTTTTAAATTGCTGTAGTCATCCTATGACTAACAGGATCGTTGTTGACTGCTTTTATTTTACACAGGCCATCACTCTGTGCTTGTTGGTCTATTTCAATAATAACCTTCAATGCCTCTGGGCAAGCCCTTCAACTCCAGTTATTACCATAGGGTCCAACAGTTCATAGTATATGAATGTTGCTGTACCGATCCTAAAACTCTTTAGCATTGTTACTTGCTATGCGACTATTATAACGTCTCTACTACTGTTTGTCACTACATTTTGGCTAAACAGGATACATTTTTCTTCATTTGCAGTGAAATAAATTGCTGTTAGTATCCTAATTTTGGAGCGGCCGGGGGATTCGAACCTCCGTCTCTAACTTGGACAGTTAGTGTATAACCTCTTTACTACGAGCCGCATTGGAGCAACGAGAGGGATTTGAACCCCCGGTTTTCAGGATTTGCAATCCCGTGCATTGGACCTCTCTGCCATCGTTGCGTATTAAATTTTTACTTTTTCAAATGCTTTAGCTATCAGTGGTACCATTAGATCAAATACTAATTGATTTCCTTCTTCAGTTAGATTATTCTCTGATTCAGAAAACTGTGTATAATATCCGGTTATCTCGTGTCGTAATTTATGTATTTCACTATCAACTATTCCTGATTCAAATTGAAACCAGCTTGGATACCAAAATTTAGGGCCTAAACAATGCAGTACTGGTATTTTTTTAAATTTTAAATATTGATCAATTTGAATTAATGCCCCGTAATATCGATTCATTTGTAAATCGTGATGATACAAGTATTTTTTATGTAATTCCATAGTGTCAAATAATTCTAAATAAAGATTTACATCATCTGAAAATTTATTTCTTTCTTTAATTAATTGTTTAATAGTTGTTGCATCTTGTTTCTCAGACCAAATGTCAAACATTTGTTGAGTAATACCGTGTTGCTCGACACTAATATCAAAGTTGTTTACAAGCCCAAACTGTTGCATGATGTCATAACATGCCCAATTTGGAACTTTATTCCAAAATTCCAATAAATTTTCAGGGCATTGTTCAAATCCATGCATAGCAAACCATTTTTTAATAGATTTGTCAGGTATCTTATATACTAGTGAATCTCTGTCTAATGTAGTATAATCTCTGTCATGACTTGGAACAAAGAAAAAATCTGGGTTAGAATGAAAAATTATTGCTAAATCAAGTTTTTTTGTTTTTTTTAATTCAAACAAAATTCTTTCCTCAGATCCTTGAGCACATCCACTGTTTACCATATTAGCTTGGTAATGTTCTAATAATTTTGTTCCAAACGAGAAAGGTTGTTTGTTCGTCCATTGGGCCATACTGTGTCCATATAATCCAATATTCATATTTTTCCTTTTAAATTTGGTACCTGGACACGGTTTCGAACCGCGGACCCTCTCGGTGTAAACGAGACGCTCTACCCCTGAGCTATCCAGGCAAATTTCAATTCCTTGCGGAATGATCTCTATTTTTTGATTCTTTAAATTTTAACTTGGTTATGTAATTCTCATTAACCCGGCCTTCCTGAATGTCAGTCAGTGCAGTGAGAATACTATGCACATGTTCTCGCTTGTCGCTGTCCTTGTTCTGACGTCTGATTTCTCTAGCACGCTCTGCCGCAATAAGAACAAGATTGAATCTGTTGCCTCCAACATTTTGGACACATGTTTCTGTATCAATAGTTGGGCCTCTGCTTAGTCCTATGGGTTTGCTCATATAGTCTCCGTTAAAATTGTATTATACAGACATTACGAATGAATGTCAACTATATTGGTACCAGCGGAGGGAATCAAACCCTCTCAAGAACGCTAATCTGGCGCTAAAAGGTTTATAAAACCTCTCTGACTGTCAAGTCTCGCTGGCAGTTGATTGGTTGCGGAGGCAGGATTCGCACCTGCGATCTGAAGCTTATGAGACTTCCGGGGACGGCTAGACTCCCCTACTCCGCGATAACTATTGATAATCTATGTCAGCCGCTAGTATAAAACGATATTGTTCGCTTTGTGCTATACCAGGTCTGTGCCAAGTTTCGCTTGGATAAATTAGCCAAGTGTAGTAACTTGGCTTTACAAAAAACTTTCCTGGACTTTCTGGACCATTTGGAGCCATCTCAGTTCCGCATGTATCAAAGTCTGCAACATCGTTGGGTATATGCAAATACATAATACCACTTAGACTTTTGCCACTGTGTTTGTCATGATGATGCCAATACTTGTCTCGATTTTCCTGTGTGGCTATATTGGTCATGAAACTCCATGACTGCATGTTGCTGACTCGTGCTTCGTGGCCCAAATATAAAAATACACTGGTTAAGAATGTCATTCTATACTTTAACCAAATGGGTTCAGGTCTACCAAACAAATTTTCTTTGGTTTGAAAAGGAGGACTGTTGGTAAAGTAATTGCCGCTTTCAATTATACTCTTGATAATGCTTATAGCAGACTCGTTTTCGGTAGCTGAGATCAAGCTACTGTAATCATACTTGCGGCAAAGTTCGTTGTTGTCTATCACTGTGTTCATACAGTCCTCTTCAATTGGTCGGAGTACAAGGATTCGAACCTTGGACCCCCTGGTCCCAAACCAGGTGCGCTACCAGACTGCGCTACACTCCGAATTGTTTCTTTCTAATTTTCATTCCAACATAGGTGCCACAAAACGCACCCGCCATTGCAGGAATGATCAACCAGTGATTGGTCGTATAATTTATAACTGCTACACTTCCCAGCACGTAGCAGGCCACACTCCATGCACTGGCTTTTAATACTTGTTCATATTGTACACATCTTAGATAGTATGTGTAAACGATATCGAGTAAAAATAATGCAAAAAATGTTGTTATGTAATCTATCATATTATGGAGCGGGATAAGAGAATCGAACTCTTGACCGAAGATTGGAAATCTGCTGTTTTACCATTAAACTAATCCCGCATGTTGAGTAAAGCACAT